CTTCGTCTGTATAATTTTCGTCGTCAGAGGTGGGGGGGGTGCGGGGGGCGTCAGCCCCTGCATCATCTTCATCTTCATCTTCATCTTCATCTTCATCCTCATCTTCATCTTCCTCTTCTTCATCATCTGCCTCATCATCGTCATCATCGTCGTCCTCATCTGAGCTTGGTGGCGTGCGAGTTAGCGACAAATTCGCAACGTCTGATTCACCAGTCCCTGCATCCGCATAGACTTCTTCCAATGGGCTAAGATCAATATCGATTGTGGATAAATCCAATATAGATGCATCCAAAACAACACTATCTTCCGACGTAATTATGATCTTATCGCGATTGCCTCTCGAGTTGTGGTTTGCCATAGAGGACACACGGTGTCTGTTTATGCGAAAGAGTTTATTCACATGATCCATAAAGAAATTTGAATTATTCAGATACTCATAATCGTCTGCAATATTCATTTTGAATTTTTGTTGGACTGCAGAGAACGAGCCATAGTATGCGACAGAGTGTTTGAAATCATGCAGCTCTATTAATTTACTAGACAAAAGTGAGAAAAACCCATCTGTATACGATGCATTGTTAGTATCCGCTAATTTATCAAAGCTGGCACTATCAATGCTGGGTAGAGTGCGTATGGCGTCATTGTCGGTATCATATCGACCGATCATATATCGAATTGGGTCTAACAGAGGAGAATATTTTATAAATATTGGCTTGTCTACAAGCTGACAAGTCGTCGTGTCTATCACCGTTTTCAAATCTGCCATATGAAAACGATGATTCAATTGCATAGAATTGTAGTTTTGGGAATTAATATCAAATAGTAATTTTAGGATCGGTTGGTAATATTGAAAAGAATTTAGATGAAATGGATTATAGTCTTGCCTCAAGTCATCTGATGTAGGCGTAAATTGTTCTTCTAAATATTTCAAATTTATAGCATTGAATTGTTGTGCAACTTCTAACATTTTTTTATAACTGTAATTAACATATTATTTGGTAGATATGAACGTTTGTTCTCTATTTATAATTTATATCCTAAAGCTATAAATGACATTGGAATTAAAAAAATTCAATATGCGTGATATCACGTTTAAGGTAGATGAGAACAAAGGCCCCGTCGTTGTTCTAATTGGACGTCGTGATACAGGTAAGACATTCTTGGTGCGTGATCTACTATATTACCATCAAGATATACCGATTGGAACCGTTATCTCTGGTACCGAAGCTGGTAATGGTTTTTATAAAGAACATGTTCCTAAACTATTCATTCATGATGAATACAACTCGGTGCTGATTGAGAACATCTTACGTAGACAGAAGGCTGTCATGAAACAAATGAAGAAGGAAGTTGAGACATACAAGAGAACCACAATTGATCCACGCGCTTTCGTTATTATGGATGACTGTCTTTACGATCAGACATGGACTCGTGACAAGATGATGCGACTCCTATTTATGAATGGACGTCACTGGAAGGTCATGTTGGTCATAACTATGCAATACCCGCTCGGTATCCCACCTAATCTGCGAACAAACATTGATTATGTCTTTATATTGAGAGAACCTTATTTAACCAATCGCAAGCGTATTTGGGAGAACTATGCGAGTATGTTCCCAACATTGGAATCATTTTGTGCTGTGATGGATAACACAACGGAGAACTATGAGTGCTTGGTAATAAATAATAATGCGAAATCGAATAAGTTGACCGATCAAATATTCTGGTATAAAGCTGAAAATCACCCGACTTTTAGGTTGGGTTCGAAGGAATTCTGGGAAATATCTAAAAATATGGGATCAGATGATGAAGACGAGGCATATGATCCATCTAAAAATAAGAATGCGAAGAAAGGAGCAAATATTAATGTGAAGAAGAGCAATTGGTAAAAGTGAGGAATTCTATTACATTGCAGTTTAGCAAAATGTCTGTTGATAATGTATAATACAATGGGTTTATTTGATGGTTTAACCTCCTTATTTGAAGGAAAGACAGAAGTAGAAAAGGCACAGAAGAAACTTGATGATATAGAAGGCAAATGTAAGGTGGATACCGACTTGGCTAATAAAGCATTATCTGATGCAAAGCTTAAACAGATACCGGCGGATGCCGCCAAGGTAGCTGCAGATAAAGCCGCTGCGGATGCCAAGTTAGTTGCCGATAAAGCTGCTGCTGAGAAAGCTGCAGCGGATGCCATGGTAGTGGATGCCAAGGCGGCGGTTGAGAAAGCGGCTGTGGATGCCAAACCACCGGTTGACTTAAAAGGAGGCAAAAGTAAAAGAGTTCGATTTAGCAAAAAAATTAAGGGAGGTAAAAACAAGAAGCGCGTTAAAACTAATAAAAAACGTCGTTAAGTAAAAAATTATATTATACGTATATAATATAATATGAACGTCAACATAGGTACTAGCGTGGATAAATTGAATAAAGTGGAGGAAGGGATGGAGGATATTAAGGAAGGGATGCAGAAGAAAGTGGTAGAAGGTAATGATTATGTGACGGAGAAAGGGAAAGAAGTGAAGGCAACAGTTCAGGACGAGATGGAGAAGGGGGAGGATTATGTGATGGAGAAAGTGGGAGAAGTGAAGGCAACAGTTCAGGAAGGGATGGAGAATGGGAAGGATGATGTGATGGAGAAAGTGGGAGAAGTGACGGAGAAAGCAAATACAGGTCTAGGTGGTGGTTCCTGGAAAAAGAAGAAGGGAGGTAAAAGCAAAAAGAAGATGGGAGGCAAAAGTAAAAAGCAAAAGAAGGGCGGCAAATGGAAGAAGAGTGGAAAAAGCATGAAACAAAAGAAGATGGGCGGCACCAAAAAGAAGAGACCCATCCGTAAATAAACAAAATAATTATATAAAAATACTATAATTATTTACTTCGCATTCACTTCGCACTCTCACGCAACAGTTCGTTACGCAAATTCACACTCGCAGTATCGGCGACATCACGTCCCTCAAAATCGACTGTCTGCTTCACTCCGATCAACTCCCCCTCGTCATTTAGCGTCTGTGTTAGAACATTACCACTCTTCTTCGCCAATTCGATATTCTCCTTGATCGCCTTCTGCTTCGTCTCCTTGATACGTCGCTCGAACTCCTCCTTCGCCTTCGTCTCGTTCTTGAGCTTCTCATGATGAAGCTGATTGAGTTCCTCCTCCATGAACTCGATGCGTCCAGTCTTGTACGCATCAGGGTCCCAAGGAATCCACATACCAACGGGCCCAACGAAAATATCATGATTCGGATCCACCTCGCGCAACTTCTTACACTTCATTTCGGCCTCATCCTGCGTAGGAAATACACCACGTAGTTTCATACCACGCACCGATGTCTGGAAAGCATGGTCGCGTTGAAACTGCTCGTTCAACTTATCCTCATTCTTCTCCATAAACGTCTTGTAATCATCATCGACGCCACTTGCCTTCATCTTGACATCCTCCTCCTTTACGAACTCGGTAAAATCGGCCATAATATCATCGATCTTTAGGTGATACTTGTAAGCCAAAAAATTAAAGAAATCCATGGACTTTTCCATGCATTTAGCGAATTCCCACTGCTTCAAAAACTGTTCGAAGATGTAGACCTCGCGCTTCTTTAGGATTTTCTCAGGGGAAACAAAAGACAAACAGGCGAACTTCTGTCCCGCGATAGGTGGATCCTCGTCGCACAGATCGATATATTTAGGATTACTATCTCCGTTTTCTAGATTGTGTCGTTCAAATCCGGACATTTCTTATATACACTATTCCGCAGGTGTATTTAAGTGTTTTAATCCATATATATAAATTACTCAAATTTTTTTTATTATACTATAATATATAAAACTATGTCCGGCATTGATTTTAGCGAATTACTCAAGCGTGCTATTAAGTACATCGTCGAGGGCATTATGGTCGCCATCGCTGCCTTTGCTATCCCCAAGAAGCAGCTCAATGTTGAGGAGGTTGTTATCATCGCGCTCACCGCCGCTGCCACTTTCTCCGTTCTAGACGTTTTCGTCCCGTCTATGGCTTCGTCTGCTCGTGGTGGCGCGGGATTCGGTATAGGTGCAAATCTCGTAGGGTTCCCCCGTGTTGGTATGTAAAAATACAAAATACAAATAAATCAATTTCTTATAAAATTGATTTATAATAGTTTACTTTTGAAATTAACCCAAAAAAAAACACCGTCAGATGACTCATTCACTTCAATTCTTCGTTTATAATATGCCTGGATTGGTGACGCATACTAACAATTTCCCATTAATTCGCTTTGATACCGATATAGACATGTACGCGTTCATTACGCGTTTGACGTCTATGTCGCGTAGATCAGACCCAACTGCCGCTTATTTTGTAATCAATAATCCACAGTTACTACCGAGCTACATACGCGCCAAGCACGTTTATCGTTTGAAGAAGGCGCATGTACTTAAGAATACAAATGTAGATACGGACAGCGATACCGACGATGATTCAGATGACGAATATGATATTTTCGATGGTATTTTCAGCATATACGATAACTTGGAAGAGTTGTGTAAGTGTACGATCGACAATAATTCGCTACTCGCAACCGGATTTTCCGAGGCACTTAGTGCATTTAATTTGATTACATCATCATCCTTCTCCTCACCCGGTGGTAAGAGTGGATGGGGCACGGTCTTCAACGGACATCTCCTCTCGCCTGGTGACATCGCAAGTAGACAAGATGCTCCACCCCCGCCGCCGACAGAAAAGGAGGAGGACGTAATTGGAAATACTGACGATGGGCTACCACCGGCGCCCCATTTGAAATCTTGAGCGGTTTAAACTGTAGGATAATATTCCCAGTCCAAGTCCTTACATACTTTGCACCATATCTGATCCTGTTCCAGCTGTTTCTCGCGGTCCTTCATAAGTGGAATATAAGGTAAGTATTGGGTTTGGTCTAGGAGAACACATAGTTGATATAATGTATATGTGTAGTTGAAAAAATTGGTTCGGTTTGCCGGGCAATGAATCGCCCAAGGTTTCTGTATTTCAATAAAAAGCACACATAACGTTTCGTGTAGATGTTCGTTCATAATCGGTGGACGAATCCCGAAAATAGAATTAATGTATTGTATGTGTTCGAAGTATTTGTTATACCCTAGCTTACGTAGTATTTCGCGCATCTTATCATAGTTTATTTCTTCGGCAAGATTGTGTATTCGCTCTTTTTTTATGCGAATCTTGATGTTCTCAATTACATCTTCTGGAATCTGTGTAGTCTCTTTTGCTTGAAATTGTGATAAGATCTCCTTGAAATGATTCAATCGAATATACGCGGTATATGAAACCTCATTCGGTGCCTCTTTATTTGAGGGTTTCGAACTATCAATTATATAACTGATGAACTTACCACAATCGCGACTATTACATATCATGACGCCTTCTTCGTCCTGAGGAATCATTTCGCCTTTGGAGCAATAACTACATATATCCGTGGGTAGTACGAAATCCTGAGGATTTATGATCTCATTCGCAACATTTTTCCAATAATTTACGATGGATTGTTTAGACGTCGCCGTCTTATCTTGGATATCGTCTATTGGCTGTTTGACCTTAAAGAAATTATTTAGAACATTTACGTTTTTTGTACCTCCGCATGAAATCTGTTTTTTTTCTTCAAAATAATTGAATATATGTTTCGAATTCTCAAGTAAGTATCGCTTCTTTTGTAATTTCATTCCCTTGATCTGATCGTTCACCTTTTCGATCTTATCTTTCAGTTCCATATATTGTACGATTTGGTCTGCATTTAGAGAACGTAGCTGTAACCGAAGAGATTGTTTTTGTGCGATAAGTTCCGGTATATGGACGGTTTCATTATTATGAAATTCCTCTAACATCTGACTGTGTTTTTTATCAATCGTATGTTGCGCCGGATCTGATTTTTTCATCGAATGAGTATTAATTTATTAAGGTGAGTATTTTCTATATATATTGAATTACAAAAACAATTGCTGGTTTAGGTAAAATACGATTATTATAGTAACTTGAGTATGTATAATTTATGGAAAAATCCACTACGGTTAGTGTAGATATAATATCCTTACAAAAAATGAGTTTTATAATGAATGCTATAGAGACGGGTTGGTCTGTAAAGAAAAGCGACGACAATTATATATTTACAAAAAAACACGAAGGTAAGAGGGAGGTTTTCATGGCGGATTATTTAGAGAAGTTCATCGACAAAAATATGAGGTTGGATGATAAAACTTTAGGAATTTACAATTAATTAGTTATTTCTCCAAATTATTATCTTTACGTATACTATAATATAAATCATGGGCGGAGCACTAATGCAACTCGTAGCTTACGGCGCACAGGACGTTTTCCTCACTGGTACCCCCGAGATCACCTTCTGGAAGGTTTCTTACAGGCGCCACACCAACTTCGCGATGGAGTCCATCGAGCAGACCTTCTCCGGACAGGCTGACTTCGGACGCCGTGTCACCTGCACGATCTCCAGAAACGGAGATCTTGCTTACCGCACCTACCTCCAGGTCACCCTCCCTGAGATCAATCAGACGATGAAGAACTCCACTGGCGCCCAGGGAGTTTATGCCCGCTGGATGGATTTCATCGGCGAGCAGCTTGTCGCCCAGGTTGAGGTTGAGATCGGAGGTCAGCGCATCGATCGCCAGTACGGAGACTGGATGCACATCTGGAACCAGGTCACCCTCACCTCCGAGCAACAGCGTGGATACTTCAAGATGATTGGAAACACCACTCAGCTCACCTACATCACTGACCCCGCCTTTGCCAGTGTTTCTGGACCCTGCGCTGCCTCTGGTGCGCCCACCCAGGTTTGCGCTCCCCGCAACGCCCTCCCCGAGACAACTCTCTACGTTCCCCTCCAGTTCTGGTTCTGCAGGAACCCTGGACTTGCCCTCCCCCTCATTGCCCTCCAGTACCACGAGGTCAAGATCAACCTCGATCTTCGCCCCATCGGCGAGTGCTTGTGGGCGGTTAACAACATTGGCGCCGCCTCCGGAACCGTCACTGTCACCACTGCGTACCAGCAGTCCCTTGTTGCCGCTTCCCTCTACGTTGACTACATCTTCCTCGACACTGATGAGCGCAGGAAGATGGCCCAGAACCCCCACGAGTACCTCTTCGAGCAGCTCCAGTTCACTGGAGACGAGTCCGTTGGGTCCTCCTCCAACAAGATCAAGCTCAACTTCAACCACCCGTGCAAGGAGCTTATTTGGGTCGTTCAGCCTGACGCCAACGTTGACTACTGCTCTTCGTTGATTGCCGGAAACACCCTCTACAAGACCCTCGGCGCCCAGCCCTTCAACTACACTGACTCCATCGATGCTCTTCCCAATGCCATCCATGCCTTCGGTTCCCAGGACAGTGTTGGCGCCTCTAACGGCTTCATTAACTCCGCTGGTCTCTTCGAGCAAGCTGGAGGTGTTGATCTCACTGCGTCTGCCTCTGGCACGTGGACTGGTTCTTCTGCCACTCTCGGAGGATTTGAGGCCGGTGCTCTCGGAGTTGCCTCTGGTCTCTCTGATGCCGGCACCTTCGTCCTCGCTGAGTCTGCCCTTGACATGCACTGCTGGGGAGAGAACCCCGTCGTCACTGCCAAGCTCCAGCTCAACGGACAGGATCGTTTCTCTGAGCGTGAGGGATCTTACTTCGATGTCGTCCAGCCTTTCCAGCACCACACCCGTGCTCCCGACACCGGTATCAACGTGTATTCCTTCGCGCTCAGGCCCGAAGAGCACCAGCCTTCCGGGACGTGCAACTTCTCGCGCATTGACAACGCTGTGCTCCAGCTTGTGCTCTCGTCCCCTACTGTTTCAGGAACCAACACTGCTAAGGTCCGTGTTTATGCCGTCAATTACAACGTTCTCCGTGTTATGAGCGGCATGGCAGGCGTAGCCTACAGCAATTAAGCAGTTACAAATACAAAATAATAAAACATATAAAATTAATATATATGTTTTATAAGGTCTTTTGTTGAGATTTTGTGTTTAAAAAATTATCATATTGCTTTTGTTTGTTTGAAGCAAAAACAATATAAAGAAACACGGGGATAGATAGTATAATACAGATGCAGTCACTCAACGTAGTTCACTTGATTGAGAAAACCACGATTACCAAGTTATCCGGTTCGTACAACAATCGATTGTTACAACGGATTAAAGACCACTTCACAGATTCGCAACAACATATGTTTGTAACCTCGTTTTATTGTTATTTAAACTATAATCAGACCACAGATTTCGTAATTGATTTAGACAACCTTTGGAAATGGCTTGGATTCAGTCAAAAATCGGCAGCAAAAAAGATGTTAGAAAAACATTTCACCTTAGACATAGACTATAAAGTTTTGCTTTACCAATTGGATGAGCAAACGAATGACGGCCGAGGAGGGCATAACAAGGAGACGATAATGTTAAATATTAAAACGTTCAAACTTTTTTGCATAAAAGCGGGGACGAAAAAAGCCGACGAAATACATGAATATTTTATAAAACTCGAAGAATTGTTACACCAGGCCATTCAAGAAGAATCAGACGAACTAAAAAAACAATTGGAACATAAGGGAAACCAAATACTTGATATAGAAAATCGTAACAAAGAAGCATACGCAAAATTACTCCAAGAAAAAGCTCAAGAACGTCAAAGAGTTCTATTGCAAGAATACAATAAGGATATTTCAATTGTATACATTGTGAAAATAAAGACATACGAAAACGGAGAATATATAGTAAAGATCGGCGAAAGTCGCCGTGGAATAACGGACCGGTTCGCCGAACACAAATCCAAATACGAAGAATCGACATTACTGGATTGTTTTGCAGTAAACCGAAGCAAGGATTTTGAGAGTTTTTTACATAATCACGAACAGATTAAACCAAATCAAGTGACAAATTTAGAAGGACATATTAACGAACGTGAGCTATTTCGTATCGGAAGAAATTTGACATATGCAATGATTACGAATATTGTAAAAAACAACAGTAAATATTTTGATGGGAATAGCATAGAACAACTCAAACTAGAAAACGAGAAGTTACAGTTATTGACAGATCTAAATGGTACGAATGTCAGTGTATTTATCGCCGAATTACTCGCAATTAATAAGACGATTCTGGAAAAAGTAACTGGACTAGAACGTTTCATATCCGAACAAAGCATTTCACAAAAACCGCCTACGAAAACAACCACCAGTTTCAATACGCCACTTGTTACGCTGGGACCAAGATTACAAAAAATTAATCCCGAAACAATGCAACTAATAAAAGTGTACGAAACTGTGTCCGAGTGTATGAATGAGAACCCGAATATTAAACGACCTAGCATAAACAAAGCGGTCGCTGAAAACACAATATATGAAGGATTCCGGTGGCTATTGGTTGACCGAGAATTGGACGCCAATACATTAACCACGATCGAAATTACCAAACCAACAACAGAGAAGAACCCAGGATATATTGCAAAACTGAACCAAGATAAAACAGAAATTCTCAATGTTTATTTAGACCGTAAAACCGCAAGTATTGCGAATGGATACGAGTCATCCGGTTCATTAGACACACCGGTAAAACAGTTCAAGATATCAAGAGGCAACTATTATTTGTTATATGATAGTTGTAGCGATGAGTTGAAACAAGCTTTTGTACTCAAACATGGAGAACCACTTCTGTATAAAGATGGTGTCGGAAAATATGACTCAGAAAACCATCTTGTCCGTAGTTTTGCTTGTAAATACGACTGTATACGAACTTTGAGAATGAGCGATAAGACCTTAGCTAAGGCACTCGATAAAAACATACTATATAACGGTCATTATTTCAAGACAATTGGTAGTAAATTACAAATCGTCCAATAAAAAATATAACATCTGTAAATTCATATAAAAACACAAATACACTACCAAACAATAATGGCAACCAAGTGTAATACCCAAAATGAATTACTCCTTCAAAATTTGATGACGTTTTACGAGGATCGAGACCGTTTGAAGCAGACAATTTCAATTATTAATGGGGAATCTAAGATTTCTCTCCGTATTGTGGACTGGTTTGTTACAAATTTCGCAAAGAAGAATTTCACGGTATATGAACTCAAGGATAGTTATGGAGATCCGAGGAGATTCAAGGTATATAATGACTACAAGCTCAAACTAAAGGCATATAGTAAGAAACGTTTTGACCCTTTTTGCCGGTGGGAACGCATTAAGATCCCGTATGATGAGACAAAATGTATGGAAACCACAATCGGACAACTGAATTTTTTCAAGTGGACCATTGAGAACAAAATCATCGAGTTTATCGAAGAAAATTATGAGGCGATCGAGAACGACATGAACTCGCGTAACAGCACATCTAAGCGTAAAGAGAATGGACCGGATGGTGGAAAAACGAGGAAGAAGCGCGAAGAATTGTCTGTATCAGCTTGTAAGTGCATCAAGAAGGAAACGGTCAAGATCATTGTGAAATTTAGCTAGTCCACCTTTGGGAAAGGTGGAGCCAAATCCTACATAAGAATATACGTCAGATTCGCACATTGAAAACGCTCATTTTGTAAAAGTTTGATTTATAAAAAATATAAAAATTAACATATATCACATATTATATATGATATTGCCTTATTTTGCTGGACTATGTCTAGGAATGTGTTTAGGACGCGCGGGTGAACGAGCAGATAAACAACCATATAGGTCATATTATTATTCTCATACAGAAAAAATAAGACAATTAGAAAATAAAATAAACAAGTATGAACGTTTGTTTGGAAAAATAGATTAGTTTTATAAAAGGAGAGGTGCGGAGAACCTTGGTTATATGTGCGTGTGTTACACCGTTGAAGATTTAAAATGGGACGATTTTTTACAAATACTTTTATTAAAAGGCATAAAATATATAAAGATTCGTAACCATTGTAATCATAGAAATGCTACAATTTGTGCGTTTGACATCCAGAGTAATAAATAAAGCACATATTATAGAGATAACAAAACCAAGTCTTGATAAATATTCAATATATATGAGTAATACTCACATATCTGGTTTTGCGGTACTTGGTGGAGGCTCGATTAGTTCCACGCAGAATGTGATTGAGATATGTAAAGTACAAAATCCACATGATTATGATTGTATAAGCAAGTTTATTCAAACTATCTAGAATAATAATGTATTACATCAGATATTATTTATCTAATGTAACGGGTGCGATTTTGAAATATAATACCGTTCACAAAACCGAGTTGGGCGTTGTTCTCCAGATCTTGTTAGGAAATTTGAATGTCTTAGGGTGTAAAAAAGATTCGTAACAGGTTCTGACCGATAAGTTTCCAAACGTACGCCTACGGCGTCTCATTTGAAATCTTCGTCGGTGTAAAATTATATAAAGATATATGATTTTAAATGTTAGAAATGTCAAAGAAATATATCAACGCGTGTATTCGTATACCTATGGAAGTTCTTCCTGGAGGTAAATACGAACCAGTTACCAAATATGCTAAGATATTCTTTGAACGATGTGATGAGTTACCGTCAATAGGTCCTTTAGATAACCATAATCTGCATTCGGTATTGCGCTCACTTGTGCCAGAACCTGGACCTGAATTAGAAGTTGAGTCCGAATCTGAATTAGAGGTTGAATCAGAATCTGAAAATGAATTAGAGGTTGAATCAGAATCTGAATTAGAGATTGAATCAGAATCTGAATTAGAGATTGAATCAGAATCTGAATTAGAGATTGAATCAAAACCACAAATCCATAACACCACATTTAAGAACCGCCCAGGTAAGCTAGCGCATCGATATTCGATAAAAAACAGAAAATCGATTAGTTTAAAAATAGAGGGCGGTTTATTGAGCTCACTGACATCGGCTCCGGCATAATTAATGTAGGGCGATCATACATATTCAAACTCTTCATCGATTTAAAAACGGGTTGAATGACGGGTCGCGAGTTTACTAAATCACTGGATCCAATACCAAATAATTGCGATTCAATGTCGCATGCATTTTCCGCCAATTCCATTCGAGACGTTTTCGCAGCAAGTAGCCCATCTCCAGGGTGGTAAGAATTCAACGGACGACTAAATTCGTGAACTTTGTAGTTAATTCTGGTCGTATTACCTGCCTGTTCCATTTTATAATTTCCGGGAGCATTTTTATCGCGTGTAGATGCCATTTATATATTAAGATTTTTATAATTCTCGCTCTCACTCTCTAATACGCCATCCTTCAGGAAATCGACTAAACATAAATGAAACAACTCGAAGTAATCATATGAGAAAACGATTGCCATTCCGATTTCTAGGTCCGTGGATATCATCTTGGCTGCACCGATCGTATATAAATCACAAAAGACTGGGACCGATTTCGTCTTCTCATAAATATAATCAAGTCCGGTACTCACAGTTTTGTCGTCATATAGCATCTCGTCGTCGGAGTTTTCTGTACCAAATACTCGGCGTATGCAGTTGCGATATTCAGCGTCGTCTGTGTATTTAATTTCCAAACTATGGTCGTACATATGATTGTTTAAGATACGATCATATGTTTATATTTGTTTTAATGTTTCTTTGTTTTACCCTTATTTTTGTTTTTATTGACTTTGCGTTTGGTTATTCTGCGCTTATTCTTACGAGTTCTACGACGGCCACCTTTTGCATCTTTTTGTATAAACTCGTAGTCAACAACTTCGTATGATTTCATGTTGTTTTCTTGATCGTCAAACCAAGTTGTTGACTTATCGTCAACCGCCTTAAGTGAGTCATTTTTTGAAAACCAGAATGGTTTATATTCGGATGTTTTTTCTACAAATTTAGACCAAGGTTTATTATATATTTTGTTATCCC